CTCGCCAGCAGCAGCAAGTAGCATGGGCAACCCTAGCAGCAATAAAATTCCTGGCACGTCATTGTCCAGAAATCCCGTGCCAATGATCGCGCAGCCAGGAACCTTACGTGAAAATTTTTATCAGATCACCGAAATAAAAAATTCTAAAGCCGACCTGCAAGCTATGTATCGGGCAATCGAGCATCAGCGTTCGGTGTACTATAGCCATTTTACGCAGGCTATGAAGACGTATTTTACTGGTGAGTTGGCAACCTTAATCCAAGCACTGGCGCATCAGAAATCGCTGAGTGCTGCGAAGCCATTAGTCATGGCTGCTTTAGAGTTACACCAGCAACAGCTTCAGCCTTTGTTTGCTGGCTACTACGCATCCATTGCTGAGGGTGCGGCTCATGCCATTAGCCTACAGTTTCAGCATAAGTCTACAATCTTTACAAAGCAGGGCATAGACATGCTGGGGCATTATGCTGGTACGACCATTGACGACATCAACGACACCACGAAGCAAAAAATTCTAACCGTCTTTACGGATATGGAAACCGAAGAAAAAGGTGTGGATGATCTGGCACAAAGTTTACGTGACGTGTATCAGGGGTACGGCGAAGACCGTGCTGCCTTGATCGCGCAGAATGAGGCAGTAACCGCGTATAACGCAGGCAGCTATACAGCAGCCTCGCAGTTGGGGATGCCATTGACCAAGACCTGGCTCACAGCAGGTGATAGTAAAGTGCGCGATGCACATAAAGACACCGAAGGTCAGGTAGTCCCGTTTGACCAGCCCTTTGACGTGGGTGGAGATCAGATGCAGTTTCCCAAAGATGCCAGTCTAGGGGCAGACCCAAGCAATATTATTAATTGCAGATGCACCATAATTTTTTCACAGGACTTGTCAGAGGTGTCAGAATTTTTTAGTGAACGGTGGGCGAAGCTGCAAAAAGTCTAAAGTCTTGTAACTCTTGCGTTTTTGATGTAAACTTTAAGCAATCACTGGTGGGACAGTAAGGATTGAGTCATGGCTGTCTCATTAGGTGTCGATATTAACGATATCCCCGTGCCGAGCCGCGAGCCAAAAGAACTTGCTGGCGCGGTTTCTTTGTGGCTTCCAGAGGAATACAAGCAGGCCGACTACAATCGTAAGAAGGGTGTTATCACAGCATACCTAACCGTCTATAACGATTTGACTGGTCAGCCGTTTGTAGATAGCTATTTGGATGTGATTGAGCCAGGGTCATTTTCTAAAACGATCTCTGACTTAAACAGTTCAGCCAACAAAAAATCTAATCCGTGGCTGTGCGCTGACCTCTGGCAGCATGACCGCAAGGAACCGATAGGTGGGATTAAAGCCTTATCTGAGGATAGCAAGGGCGTTATTTACGAGGCACAGCTAGTCCTGTCTATTCCACGCGCAGCCCAAGCCTTTGACCTGGCAGAAAATAAAATGATCGGGTCATCGTTTGGCTACGACGCTATCAGGTTCGAGCATAAGGGTGATATCCGCCACTTAATCGAAATACGCCTGCACGAAGTCTCGCAAGTGACGTTTCCCGCTAATCCATTAGCCCCGATTTTAGACACCAAAGATCAGAAAAAAATTTACGTCCCCGAACTACCTGGTGGGTTCAAAAAGTTCCCTGAGATACCTGGCGAGCAGGAATTCGTTGAGGAACAGTTTGAGCTTGAAGCAGTAGTGAGTTATGTTAAAGCTGCCACTGGCAATACAGGGTTGCCCATCGGCCCCAGGAATGATAGTTGGGATGCTGGCAAAGCCAGGTCGCAGTACAAAGCCTGGGGTACAGATGGGGACGGCAACCCTATTCCAAGCAAGTATAACCAAGTGCATTTGCAGGTTGATGGAGACCCGAAACTGTTAGGGTCGTACGGCTATCCGTTCGCGGATATTGTCAATGGGAGTCCACAGATTAATGTGGCTGGGGTGATTGCGGCGGGCAATGCACTTTCAGGAGCCAGGGGCGCAGACCCAGGTGGAGACAAGGCAGCTATGCTTGCTAAAGTCAATACCATGCGTAGTCGTATCACGAAAAAATATCCAGACGACCCGCCTCTTGACCCGCTAAAATATGCTGGCATTGAGATAGATTTCAAGCAGGATTTCGCTTCAGCCTGGGCGAGCAAACTACCAGCCCAGCTATTAAACACGTACTTTCGCATGAACGACACGCTGGCCTATACCATGCTGCAAAATTTTAATGACGACAGCATAGACGACCAGGATGGGATGGTAGATACCATGCTCGGCCAGTATGGTGACGCTCTCAAAGATTGGCTATCCAGTTATAGCGATGCTTGTGACGCTATGGATGGGATGGACGGCGATGGTGGGGATGGAGACGGCAATGGCAATGGCATGATGCCTATGAATAGTATGCTCAGCTTTATGGCAGCAGATCAGGCAGAAATCTATCTGAACCTTGCCCTCAAAGAAGCCAAAGCAGGGCGAACATTAAGTGACGCCTCACGTAGTAAGTTGCGCACCATTGCAGAAAATATCACGAAATACCTGGGCGAGCTTACCAAGTTTATAGATAACGACGCCAATGGTGGCGACCAAGCACCAGCACCCGATGACACTGGGAAAACCCAGCCGTCATCTGACGAATACAGCATCACCCGTGGGCTTGATATATTAGGCACCTTGACACAGGGAAATCGAAAAATTTCTGTGCCGTCAACGCCGCTTAATGGAAATGCATCCTACGCGCCGATGTTTCCTAGCGTGCCTGGTGAATACGAGCCTGAAGTGGATATCACTGACTTGCTCGCGTCGATCAGGCAAAGTATGAGCGCAGGTGGGACGTAAGGCAGGAAACATTTGCCTCTGACCACAACAGAATACAACGAGTTCATGAGGACGGTGGTACAGATACGCGATGTCTATACGGCGTTGGAGGAGGAAGTCAAGAAACATGGTGTGGAGCTTGGGGAAACTAAGTCGAAGCACGATAAACTTGAGGAAGCCATTCAGCGTTTCGAGGCCATCCAGCAACGGCCACCGCTCTCTGCTGGCGAAAAAAGCGATGAAGAGGAACATCGCGCCCGCCAGGTGAAGCAGGCATTTTTGAAGGCCATGCGTCATGGGTATCCGTCGCTAAAGCCTGAAGAAAAATCTATGGTGCAATTGACGAATGCTGCTGATGCACCGCCTATACCTGGGTTTCAGGGTGAGCAGAAAGCCTATCCCGCTAATCCATTAGTCTCGGCTGAGGATACAGCAGGTGGCTTATTCGCACCGCCCGAATTCGTTGCGCAGATCATTAAAGGTTACATCGCCTTTAGCCCTATTCGCAATCTTGCGAACGTGCGCACAACCGCCAATAAGTCGGTACAACAACCGAAGCGTACAGGCACCATCACCGCCCAGTGGGTGGGTGAAAAAGTCGAGCGTTCGGTGCTGACTGGCTATTCACTCGGTAGGATTGAAATACCGACGAACGAAATGTACGCCCTGGTACTGATCTCAGATCAAGACCTTGAGGACGTAAACTTTGACATCGAGACCGAGCTTCGCAACGAATTTTCTGAGCAGTTCGGTGTTGCCGAAGGACGAGCGTTCGTCAATGGGAGTTCAGCCCTCACGCCGCAAGGCATTGTGACGCATCCTGATATCCTGGTCACGCAGAGCGCGGCGACGGGTGTGATTGATACGGACAGTTTGATGGACTGTCTCTATTCGTTACCTGACTACTACGCGGCGAATGCCACGTGGGGTTTCAAACGCTCAACAGTAGCGGCGTTACGTAAGCTGCGTTACGCGGCTGGAACATACGAGTATATTTGGCAGCCAGCCTACATGGACAAGGCACCGAATACGATCTTGGGTGTTCCGTATGTAGAACTACCAGACTTGCCTGCTGTTGCCTCTGGTGCAAACGTTGGCATCCTGGGTGATTTTAAGCGTGGATACACCATTGTAGACAGGGTTGGTATGTCGTTTAAGAGACTGGCAGAACGCTGGGTAGAAGACTCACTCATAGGTATCTACGCACGACAGCGCGTAGGTGCGCAGGTGGTCTTGCCTGAAGCACTCCGTATCTATCAAGTCAAGTAAGAAAGGGAAAAAAATATGACACAGCGTGAATTAGGTCATATCGTAGTACCTCGCCACTTACTTGCAGCAGGTGCGGTGTCGGCTACTACGACAGCATGGTTGGATACATTCGCTCCGTATGCATCACCGTTGAAAGCTGGTATGCAGGCCAAGTCAGCAACCCTGTTCTTTGACGTTGGTGCTGGCACGACAGGCACGATCACGGCGGTTATTCATGAGAGTGACGATGGTTCGACCGATCTTGGGCAAATGCCCGATATGTACGGGGAATGGTTCTGTGACGGTGTGCCTGGTAGCTTCGTCGGTGGCGTATGGACGCCCTCGTATCCTGGGCTACAGGCAGCAACACTTGCTATCACTGGTGCGAACATGGCAAACCATGTGTATTCGTTTGACTATATTGGTGGCCTGCACAGGTATATCAACGCGGTTATAACGATATTATCAGCCCCGACGAACCCGATAGCGGTCATTGGTGCGCTTGGGAACGTCAGGGAAACAGCAGGGAAGGTCTACACGAACTATACCTATCCGTAGGAGGTGGGCTAGTTGGAAAAACAAAAAATTAAAATGCTGTCTCGGCAACCAGTGTCGCCTGACCATACGAATGTAACGGTGCTGGAAGCGGGTCAGGTCTTGGAAGTCGGCGGCAAGGAAATGCCAGACTGGTTGGCAGAACGCTTACTTGAGGCGGGCTTTGCTGAGGAAGTAGGCAAGCCAAAAGAAAAAGAACAGGAAGATGACGAAAAAATTTCTGTTGCAAAAGCACGTCTGCCGAGAGAGCCTGGGCCAAAAGAGACGAAATAAATGCTTGCTGATCTAAAAGTTTTAGAAAAGCCAGCGCGTGAGCCACTGGCGTTTGAAGATGTTGCTGACTACCTGCACAGTACGTCTGGTCAGGAAAATTTTGTACGGTTCGTCATGCTAACATCGCGCCAGTTGCTTGAGAGTCGGTTGGGGGTAGCGTTTTTTAGACAAAAGCTACAGGCCACGTTTGAATTTCGCCATCTGCCAACCGATCTCGCAGTAACGCTACCTGCGAATTGGACGTGGAGACCGCTTCTGTGTCAGCTACC